AAAAGGATTAAGAAAGTATGGAAAGACTAAAGACTTTTATTAAGCGAGAAGCTGCTATATTGCTCTGTGGTAGTGTTATCACAGGGTTTATATTAGTGCTATGTAAAGTCTTCGCTCATATATCCCTAGAGTTATATGGTGAGGGTTCTTTACAATATGTATTTGATATACAAGCAGAGACATTCTTATACATCTTCTGTATGATGATGATATTTGCTCTTACATTCATCAATATTGCTAATCTTATTGGCAAAGTTATTTTAGATATCATATCTAAAGAAGTAAAATAGGGGATAAAAATCATGTTAGTATCACTAATAGTTGCACACGACTTAAAAAACGGTATAGGTAAAGATGGGAAGTTATTATGGCATATCCCTAAGGACTTGAAACACTTTAAGAAAATGACATTAGGGTGTACTGTAGTCATGGGAAGAAAGACATTTGAATCTCTTCCACATCCATTACCTAACAGGGAAAATTGGATTCTTACTAGAGATGAATCCTATGTGCCAAAGAAACGATTCAATGATAGAGTCAGAGTATTCCATTCTAAAGAAGAAGTATTAGCTGAGGCTGAACGTCTCACAAAATATAATATCTTCATCATAGGTGGTGAAGAAATCTATAATTTATTCTTAGAAGATGCTACAAATGCTATTGTAACTGTAGTTGATGAAGTATATGAAGATGCTGATGCTTTCTTCCCTAAGCTAAAACGTAGTGAATGGGAAAGAGTAAAGACTGATATAGACTCTGAAACTGTAAATCGTAGATACTACAAGTTTAAGATTATTACTATGAAGAGAAAGGAGAAAAAATAATGGCTTGTATAGATGATGAATTAGCTGAATTGACCTGTGAGGTCTTAGACGGTGTACCTAAATCCGTTAGTAGAGCGATACCAGGTATTAACCAATGGTATATCGAAGTAGGTGGCTATATACTTACTTATGAAGAGAAAGAAAAGTATAAGCTAAGTTTACATCATAATGGTAAATGTATCTATGGTGATTATATTTACCAATGTCATGAGTTTAGAGGCTTTGTACAGAAGTTATATGAAGCAGTGTTTACTAGTGGTAATGTCGTAGCAGATACTAGTAATAACCCATGGCTAATCAAAGCAAGAACTTTACACAATCTTCTTAAATCAAGATACGGGGTATTATAAAATGAAGAATGAAGAAATCGTAGCTAAACTCAGAGACGTATTGTGCTCTGGGTCTTTTAATATGGTAACTGAACCATTAGTTGCTAGTAAATATGAGCATAAGTTTATGGTATCTAAGGATGTACCAGATAGTAATGATAATTTCGGAGTAATAGTTACATTACAGTTTAATACAAGCTTCCCACAAGCTAGAATTGAACCTATGCCTACAACGACTATGCGTGCTAAAGATGGTGGTAAAGAAATAACTATAAATATTACACCAGCTATAACTAGTATAGTTGATGAAGCTAGTTTCGAAGAGATTAAAGAGTATATCCATAATACTGCTTATAATCTATCAGACATAATGAGTAGCCCTGATAATATAGATTCTATTGCTGAAATAGAACCATCTATCAATCTAACCACCAAAGGGTTATATCGTTATAGTATTATACTACCTGAGGCTAAGATGGGTATTATATATGACTTAGATGATGATATTGATGGTAAAAAACGTTCTAATTTCGTTGTAGTATCTAGATTCAATAAGCAGGTAATATATGTAGACTCTGCTAAGACATTAGCTGGTGCATTGAATATCATTAAAGATGTATATCCAAAAGAATTAAGCGAATGCTGGTGGAGAATAGATACTACAGATATGCTTATTAAGCTCTTTGATATTAAAGAACCTAAGATTGTAGACAGCGTTCTATATAAGGAATGTGTTGGTGAATTCCGTTTACCATCTAATCCTAAGTTAGATTATAACTGCTGGCTTAAAGTCACAAAGAGCAGTGTAAATGAGCTATCTAAGCTATATATCGAATCTAGTACACTATCTCCATATATTAGTATCAAAGCATCATTAGATGGGTATGATAATATTGTAAGTCGATGCTATATCATAGTAAACAAGATAAATGCTCTTATAGATATTCTCGAGAATATGAGAATAGGCTTAAACGGAGACACTCTATATCAGTTACTATCTAAGAATGATGGTCATATTGATATCTTGCATAGATTTGATGATGATTTACTTATTACATACTGGTCTAAAGGTATACACAATAGCATCTGGGTTACTATGGATAAGTATAGTAGACCTAGAGTGGTTGTTGGTAGTAAGAATGAACCAGAATATGAATGTGATAGTATAGAAGAAGCTATAACTAAGGTTATCACTGCTAGACATAGTGCTAAATAGATTACATACGAGGTGAATAGAAGATGCTAATTGAAAATGTATTAAAAACAATTGAACGTGTTTTAGATGTAGAGTTTGACATGAGTCCTGATACTGATGATACTATATCTAGAACGTCTTATTATGGTGAGGGTGCTTTATTCGGTACTGGTATTGGTGTATCTGTAACTTTCGGTGGTAATACAGTTAGTCAATTCATTATCGAAAGTATGCCAGGTGAAAATGACTTTGGTATTGGGTATGCTTCCATAATCAAAGACGAACACGATGTATTTAGTATAACTGAAGATATGTCATTAGCTCTTGAGGGTATAGTTAAGATGCGTAAGCTATTATCTATACTTAAAGATACAGACTTAGAGTTCATTCGTGCTAATGAAGGGATGCTTACTACAATTGGTAAGACACGTATGACTGAAGCTCATGAGTTGTATTCTAAGATAACTAATATTGAGCTACACTTTGAATATCTTCCTGTATGTATTTCCAGTATGCCTGGATTATTAACGGAATATGGTTTCGATGTATGCTCTATTAAAGACTATAGTGTAGTATCTGGTGGACTAAATATCAATGATGCTATTAACTATGTAAGAACTAACTACAGTAAGTAAAACAAAATACAGGTACTGGAATTTCCAGTACCTGTTTATTTTTTTTTATAATCGTAAAACTTGATTTCTTCAGTTGTATACTATAATGGTAATATCATGGTTATATTTATTAGTATATTTAAAAGAAAAGGAGAATATTATCATGAGACTACATCAATTAGCAAAAGCAAATAACACCGTTGTTAGACCTTATATGGAAGACATTTTCAAATTAGAAAATTGTGTAACAAAGAAAGGTCTACTACGAGTTGCTGATAATGGATTTATCGAATATGCTTGGTTTACTTACTTTAGTAAGTATATTGGCCAAGTAGAGGTATCCATTACGGCTCCAAAATCAGCTGAAGCAATTGAGGAATACTTCACTAAGTATCTTGGTCTAATCTTAGGAATGGAACAAGATATCGAAGAAGATCCAACCAAAATCGAAGCAATGAAAGTCTTGCTTGGGTTACATGGGACCTTATATATTGAAAACGATAATGTAGTTTTCAGATTTAAGGATTTGGGTGTTATTTCACCATTCGAAAATAGCTGGTATGTCTGCCCTAATGGGGTAGACAATGTAATCTGTAAGACTTTGGCTGACGCAGCTAAAGTTATGGCAGATTACAAAGCTAGCTTAGAAGAGAAGCCTGTGCTTCTTAAAAACATTATCTAAAGAATATTACAGGATAGGGTATTTACCCTATCCTGTATACTTTTCTTTTTTTTCTTAGTAATAAGAATTATGGTTGTATAATATAAGTATGACTTAATGGTTATATTATTTTATTACTAAGGAGGAAACTGACCATGAGTATTAAGAAACAAATCAACGAATTAGAAATGCTATTACATATGGTATTGACTAAAGACAAAGTTGATAACAATCTATACATCGGTAGATGCACATTGTATGGCAATATATTCGATGTAGAAGTGTATCTCAGAAGATCTGATACTAATAATATCGGAGAGATACTATTCCAAAGTATGCCAGATTGTAACGAGTTTGGTGTAGAGTATATTTCATCTGTAACTGATAACTATGCTAGCTCTAAAGTTAGTAATGCTGTCGAAGTTGCTATGAAAGGTATTATTAGACTTAGAAGCATATTGATGGGATTAGATGGAGAGTTCTTAGATTATATTAATGGTAATGATGGTACATTAATAGCATCTGGAACTATCAGTAGCTTAGGTGATAATTTAGAGTTCATTGGTTTGACTCTAGATGACTTGCCTGTAGATATATTAGGTAGTCATCATGAACCTAATATTGGTAAAGTATTCAATATCTATAATAAAGATAATGAAGAAGTAGTTGGACCAGACTACAATGGTTTAGAGAATGCATTACGTGAAGTAATGCTTGCATTTTAATCATAGGAGGATTTTGAAATGACTAATAATAATGAAGTTTTAAACGTAACTAATATTCCTGAATGGAAATATACTATTGGTGAGATGGAAGAGAATACTTATGAAGCATTGATCAAAGACTTGATTAACTGCTTCGTATTCTATAGCGATATCAGTGATATCATGGAATACAATATCAATGATCTTGGAGATATTGGTATGCGTTCTGCTAGACTATATGAATCTAGTCTAGAAAGCGAAGATGGTAAATATACTACAGAGTTTAAAGCTGTGGTAAATATGTTTACTTGGGATCTAGAAGATATCGAATACTATGAACTTACAGTAAATGGTAAGCCATACCGTATCGGTTACAATAAGCATAGTGCTATGTGGGAAATCAGATATCCATATACTATGGAGAAATATGAAGATACTTATAAACCAAGTTTAGATATGCCACTATTAATGGAAGACTTGAAGCTTCTTTGTGAAGCAGCTTTAGCTGTTGGTAATGACAATCATATCTATGATTCTACATTAGCACGATATACATTAGACTATATTAAGATGGTAGAAGCTGGTGAATTCAATATCACCGAGTTTACAGGTATCTATGAGAATGACTCTAAATACTTAAGCGTATATAATAGAGAGCATTACTTCGATGAATCTCCGACATATCACGTATCTTCAATCAATGAAGATTCCGAATTCGACGAAGAATTCTGGGAAGCTGTAGAAAACCGTATGGAAAAATAGGAGGACACTACTATGCAATTAAAAGACCTAAATATCGTACCACCAGCTACAGGTAAGATAGAAACACTTACTGATGATAAGAATAAGAAGATATCTAGAACCATAAACGGTGTATCTAAGTTGAGAGACTTCTGTGTACGTTATCTCAAATTTAATGATAAAGTATATCAATGTGAAATCTATCTAGATACAGATAGAGTAAATATTGAGGGTATTAGACTAGAGATAAAACCTACATATAGTTCGAATCTATATACGTATACACCACCTGTAGGAATTGTTATTATTAACACTGATAAAGTAAAATCTAATTTAGAAATCAAAGAGTACTTTGAGAGTATCTTATTACGATTTGATGTAGCGTCTAACGTAAGATATGTCGATTCTGATAAGATAGGCGTATTGAATAGAATTCGTCTAATGTATGGGTATATCATAGTTACAGATTCTGATATTAAAATCAAATTTGATAAATTTAATATGGCTATTGAATTAGTAGATGGTGATAAGTGGAAAGTTACTAGTCCTCACTTAGAGGAGCCTGTAACTAAAGCTACACTATTTACAGCTATAAATACAATAGAAGATACTATATCTGAGAAATGCACTTTATTGCCTAATATCTTATAATACTAGAATACAGGATAGTACATTGTACTATCCTGTATATCTTTTCTTTTTTCTATGATACTGGGGTGTATTTTGAATATCGTAAAACTCAAGTATTTCAGTTATATACTATAATGGTAATATGATGGTTATATTATTTATTTAAGTCTATAGACAGAAAGGATATCATCATGAACACAACAACAATCACAAACCCAGCTTTAGTATCTTCCGTTTACGAAGGTTTTGCAAATTATATCAGTCGAATGACTGAAGATAAAGTTGCAGACTTCAAGAAAGGAATTTTCTCTAATTCACAAAAAGAGTTGGAGAAACTATGGAGAGCATTAGATAAAAACTTCTCCGTAGAAACTTTCAATAATATTTTAGGATATAATATATCCAAAGAATTATTTGAAGATACTGATGAGTTACGCCGTTATCTTAAAGAAGATGGTTTGAATGACTTGAATAAAATTAAGTCATTCGTTAAAAATGGTAACCCTGTTGCTGACGAAGTCATCGAATGGATGATTGGTCTTGCTAAAGAGCAAGCGAGTGATATAGCTCGCATTGTCGAAGCAAGATTAAAATAAGAATAATAGGGTAGAGACACTGTCTCTACCCTTATCTTATTTTCTTTTTTCTATGATACTAGGGGTATAATATGTATATTGTAAAACTCGATTATTTTAGTTATATACTATAATAGTAATATGATGGTTATATTATTTAGTATTAAGTCTAACAGACAGAAAGGATATCATCATGAAACTTGTAAAACGTCAATTCGAAGGCAACGGTTATACTTCTGTAGTAGCAAAAGCTACAACAACATTGGAGAATAGAATGCTCAAAGAGCTGAAATACGATCTATTCTCCGAAATTGCTGAAGTATGTAACTGGCATCCTGAGATGCTAGGTGAGGACCTAGCAATCAGATACGCCAACGCATTAGGATACTCATTCGTTGATTTCAACGGATACGATGAATATCTAGTAGTACTTGACCATGAAGGCACTTATGTACTAACAGCTACTCCATCTAACTTGGAGTGTATTATTGCTGGGTACCGTTTACTCGGCAAGCATAGAAAAGTGGCACAAATCCTAAAGAAAATTAAATCTTTAGGCATTGAAGACATGGTATCAAACATGGTACCTGGTCGTCAAGCATAATAAATAGGGTAGAGACAATGTCTCTACCCTAATCTTATTTTATTTTTTTAAACAGCAACCACCATAGGGAGCTTACCCATATGGAAGTAGTTATCCACAATTACACTATCTGGAGTAAAGTCATAGAAGTCTTGCACACCACCATTAATAACCAATCTAGGTTCTTGTGTTGGTAGATTGCCAGACTCATAACGTTTAATTTGTTCTTGTAGCTGAGGTATATGGTTTTCGTATATATGCATATTATTTACGATATGTGTAAACTTACCAGGTTTAAGTTTACATACATGAGCTATCATATGAACTAGCATAGCGTATTGTGTTGTATTGAACGGGATTCCTAATCCCGTATCCCCCGACAAAGTGTTCTAGTATGGTCGTTAATCATACTACGTTCTCTTATGAACTGCTATATATTTCTATATAGATCAGACTATATCACGATCCGTCCCTGGTAGGACCCACAAACGTTTCCACCCACTTAGGTGTACTCTACTCACTCTACAGATATACTGCATGCTTTCGATAGTCGTTGAACACAAATCTAGTATAGATTCTTCGTAAATGATTATCATATACGTTTGTATATGACGTCCCATTTTTAGTAAGGTTATTCGATGTATATTACTATACAAAGGCGCCCGTTAACGCTGGAGGAGTAAACAGTTTAATTTTCCATCTTGTACATCCCATAATGTTTCATAAGCACATGGTTGTAATGCCATATCTGGGAGATCTTCTATGTTCCAGAGGGTAACTATCATACGTCTGCTATCTGGATCAGTTTTAATAGTATTGATAAGATTATCTAGTTGATTATACTTAGCAATTTGATAACCATAGGCTTTACCAATAGTACCATCTTCTCTCATCCATTCATCCCATACATGACAACCCATTTCTTGTAACTTACGTACATCATTAGATTGCATTTGCCATATCCATAATAGTTCTTTAAGAGCAGTCTTAGCTGCTACAAACTTAGTTGATAGAATAGGGAATTCCTCTTGTAAATCAAACTGCATGATTTGGTGTGGTAGCTTATATGTCGGAATACCTGTACGGTTATTGCTATATGTACCGTGGTCTAAGATATTCTTTACAATATCAATATACTGCTTATCTGCGGTTCTCATTTATATACCT